ACTGATGCGGCTAACGAGGCGACAGCTTTAGCGATAGCCTTGGGCTAAAGGAGAAGAAGAATGGCTAACACTTTTAAGGTGATCACGAAGGCTGGCGTAACATCTCTGGATGTTATCTATACTGCCGCTAGTGGCACCACTACAGTTGTGCTTGGTTTGATCTTGGGTAACACAACCACGAGTCAGATTACATCAACTGTAACATTAAACACGGACACAGCTAATCGGTCAGGGGCAAACAACGAAGCCAACCAAGCTGTTGAACTTGTGACCAACGCGCCTATCCCAGCGGCGTCTTCACTGGAGATGCTGGCGGGAAACAAAGTGGTGCTTGAAACAACCGATGAAATCAAGGTCTCAGCTACAGGTGCTGTTGACGTAGCCTTATCAGTGATGGAGATAACCTAATGCCGTATCTTGGTGAGAAAGTCCCCGCTAACTTTCAATCCGTCCCGGCAGTTCAGAGGTTCAACGGTGACGGTAGCGATACAACATTTACACTAAACACAACCGTTTCATCCGTGCAGGATGTTTTGGTTTCTGTGGATGGTGTTATTCAGGATAGCGCGGCGTACACAATACCGGATGGCGTGACGCTGACATTTACTGCCGCCCCTTCCTCTGGCACGGGTAATATCTTTGTTAATTACAATGCACCGCAGGTAGGCACTGTTACACCAGCCGCCGAGAACAAAGGCAACTTTAAGGCAGGTGGTCTGTTCCGTACCAACGCACAAACCCTTACAGCAAATACAACCATCCTTGCTACAGAAAACGCCAATGTTACTGGTCCGTTTACTGTGGCTAGTGGTGTTACATTAACCGTTGAAAGCGGTGGGACATTGGTGACGCTATGAGTACATTAAAAGCAGATACCATTCAATCGACAGGTGGCGGTGCGGCTACACTGACTAAGCAGAGCGCGGCGAAGTCTTGGTGTTTTTTTGACGGAACAGCGGGGACTATTAGCTTTTCAGACAGCTTCAACGGAAGTTCTTTGTCAGATGTGGCGACTGGTCAATATGATATGAATTTTTCGTCAAGTATGTCTAACAACACCTATCCAGCTTCGTTTAGTGGTGCAGACAGAAATGACAATAAAGCTACATCTCCTCAAAGTTCATCTTCTTGTAGGATGCTTAATAGAATGGGCATTGATGGACAAACAGCAAGCGACAACGATGACAGTAAGTGTCAGTTTAGCTTACACGGAGACTTAGCATGAGTGAAGTAAAGACAAATAAAATCAGCAGTCTTGCTAGTAACAACAACATCACAATTGACCCTGATGGCACTGGTAAGGTTGCTTTTTCGTCTGACATCACAATGACCAGTGATGACCCAACCATCACGATGACTGACTCGTCAGGTACAAACGATATTGCCACTATTCAAGCAACTAGCGGTGCGCTTATTATTACGGCTAGAGATGGTTCGGCTGATGGTGAAATTATCTTTAAGAAAACTGATGGCTCTACAACAGACGAAACTATGCGTGTTGATTCAACAGGCAAATTACTTATCGGAACAACATCTCAGTTATTCGGTCAGGGTGTCTTGCAAGTAAAAAGCAACGGCGCAGAAAACATTGCTAGATTTCAAGCGGCAGCCAATGGTGAGTCTATTGTTTTTGAAAACGCTTCTGGGTCATCAGTTGGCTTTATTCAAGTTAACGCTAGTGCCACTAGTTTTAGCACATCATCAGATTATCGACTAAAAACTCAGGTTACTTATGATTGGGATGCAACCACACGCCTTAAACAACTCAAGCCAGCACGTTTTAAGTGGATTGCTGATGGTGATGATGCAGAGTTTGTTGATGGATTTATAGCGCACGAACTTACGGCTGTGCCTGATGCTATTAGTGGAAAAGGTAAGGATGCTGTTGATGATGATGGCAACCCTGTTTTGCAAGGTGTTGACCAGTCCAAACTCGTCCCACTGCTTGTGAAGACTATAATTGAATTAGAAGCGCGTATCACCGCACTGGAGGCTGAATAATGGCACTAGGTAAAATCAAAGCAGATACCCTAGAACACAGCACTGCTGGGTCGCTGGATACAAAGTTCGTGGTAAATGGTAGTGTGAAGTCTTGGTTAAATTTGAATGGTAGTGGCACTATTGCGGCTCGTGATTCGTTCAATGTTGGCAGTTTAACGGATAATGGCACGGGAAGTTATACGATTGCTTTTTCTGATTCAATGTCCAACTCATCCTATTCTGCAAGCGGCCTTATTGCATTAGCAAATGACGCTGGTAGTTTTAACCCCTTGTCAGTAGCAGACAGAACAACATCAAATTACAGGTTAGATTGTGAAAATAATTCAAGCGGTCAGAGTGACCCAGAGGCGGTTGATGCACAAATTCACGGAGACCTAGCATAATGCAGACACCTGAATTTCAAGGCACACACCTATTCGACAGATTATGTTGGGCAAAGGAAAACCTAGAAGGTCATCAGTCTGACTATCGCGTAGTTTATGAGGACAGCGTAGATGAGTGTGCAAAGATACTGGTTCCTGACCCAAACTGGATGGCTTGCGCTTTGCAGGGCGGGATACTGCCACCAGTACAAGTGTATTGGGAACTAGCTAAAGATGAGGCCAAGCCTGATTTTAAGAAGCATACTCGTGGCTACTTGTTACATGACACCAAGCCTATTGATGCTATGACCGAAGAGCAAGCTATTGAATACTTAATTATGAAAGACTGCCCTGCATCTGTATGGCAGAACTGGAATCAAGGCAACAAACCAAAGATGGTTATCTGCCGCAAAGAACAGCTTCCCGGCTCACGTGAGTGGCGCAATGCTTGGAAGATTACTGAAGAACTTAGCGTCACCGATTTAGCAGCCTAAGAGGAGAAACCTAATGGCACAAACATACATCGTAGACAAGGACGGGAATCAGATTGATGCTTCAACTGCAACTGTCCCTGCTGACCGTCACTTCCGTGGTGCATGGTCATTGAGTGGCACAGTCATAACAGAAGACATGACAGCAGCCAAGACAATCTTTCAAGATAAAATCCGTGAAGTACGTGGTCCACTGCTAGAGGCAGAGGATGTCGTGTACATGAAGGCACTTGAAGCTGATGACTCATCTGCAAAGGCAGCATCAGTAACAAAGAAGGGCAAGTTGCGTGATGCACCTGCCGCTTCTGCAATTGGTAGTGCAGACACTATTGCTAAACTCAAGGCAGCTTGGGATACGGCTGTACTTGGCGATAGCCCATACGCATAAGGGATAAACTAGCATGGCACTAACAACAGTACGACCCGAAGGATTGGGCTTTGTAAATGGTAGGAGAAATCTTATCATTAACGGTGCTATGCAAGTTGCCCAGCGAGGCGATGTTACTGGCAAGACTGCAAGCACTCATGGTGGGCCAGATAGATTTTATGCAATTATTAGCAGTCTAGGAACGTGGAGTATTTCACAAGATACGGATGTACCATCTGGCTCTGGGTTCTCTAGTTCTTACAAACTAGCATGTACAACGGCGGATGCTTCTCCTGCTGCTGGCGACCACTTAATGTTGCATTACAGAATGGAAGGCCAAGACCTTCAGCAGCTTAAAAAAGGTACTTCTTCAGCAGAAAGCGTTACACTTAGCTTCTGGGTTAAATGCTACAAGACTGGAAATTTCCAAGTTAATCTTTATGACCAAGATAATACAAGAATCATCGGCACTACAGTTACCATATCAATAGCAGCAACTTGGGAATATAAAACTCTGACATTTGCTGGTGATACCAGTGGCGCACTAGGCAACGACAATGGCAACTCTCTATTTATTGAGATGGTCTTTGACAGCGGTACTAATTTTTCAAGTGGCGCAGTTCCTACTGCGTGGGAAGCGGCCACAAACGCAGACAGAGGTGCTGGTACAACTCTCGCTTTAGGTGACAACACCAATAATTACTTTAACATCACGGGCGTCCAACTAGAAGTCGGCTCTAACGCATCCGACTTTGAACACCGCAGCGTTGGCGAGGAACTGGCTAGGTGTCAGAGGTATTATACCGAAATTCAGAAAGCATCAGGTCAAGCTGTTAGTGCTTCAGTGATTCTCTC